TACGTGAACATCTTTTGCCATATTATATTGATGCCACATTGAAGTCCAAACTTCCATTAATTCGCTTTGTGTAACTTTTAAAAATTAAAAAATGGAAAGATCAATATTAAGTGAAAGTTTCACTAGAATAAACATGGAAGCCTACATTAATGCTAGGCGTGAACAGTTTTTGAAAAGACTTTTCTGGCAAAAGTTTTTCCCTCTGAAATATACTACTCAACTTACATGGGAATCTCTCACTGGTTCAGGTGGTAGTCCGGTTATGGCAGATGTTATTGAATATAATGCTTCTGCTCCTTTAAAAACCCGCAGGGTAGTCACCAAAACAACGGGGGACATACCGAAACTTGCTTTGAAGCGGCAGTTGGATGAAAAAGACTATAACGAGTACAATACTCTAAAAGCATTGGCTCGTGGTGATGAAAACAGGAATGCGTTACTTGATATTGTATTTAATGACATTGATTTCTGTTATACAGGGGTCATGTCCCGTACCGAGTATCTGGCTATGCAGGCCCTGAGTTATGGTAAAATAGCACTTACCACATCGAATAATAACGGTATTATAACCGAGGCAAATGTCGATTTTGGCATACCTGATGCAAATAAAGGAGCTGTTGGCCTTGCATGGTCACAGGCTTCCGGTGCCAAGCCATTGGACGACATCAGGACAGTGATTGATAATCAGGCTTCATCCGGGTATTCATACGAATATATGGTTATGGATAAAACAGCATTAGGCCAATTACAGGCAAATACTCAAGTTAAAGAAGAGTTTGCTGTAATGCGTAGTACCACATTCTCAAGTTCCCAACCTACATTGGATGAACTGAACAGGGAGATGGCAGCTAGACTTTTACCTAAGATTATTGTTGTGGATTCAATATCTAAGTTTGAAAGTGCTGATCATGCCCTGACTAATGTTCCTTCATGGAAGGGTGGTTATGTGACCTTTGTCCCGCAACTTCAGGTAGGTAATATACTTCATGGCCCAATAGCCGAAGAGACTGCCCCTTCCGTTAGTAAAATAGCGACAATGGTCAAGCGAGATCATATTCTGATCAGTAAGTGGTCAGAACTGGAGCCATTTGGGGAGTTTACCAAAGGACAGGCGAATGCCTTCCCTCGGTTTACTGATGTGGATAGCTTGTTTATCCTAAAAGTGGACGCAACCTCTTACAGTTAATCATATTTATCAAGGGCCGTTTGAGAGATCGGCGGCCCTTTTAATAAATAGTTATGACAAACCTGGAGGCGATAAAAGCCAAACTGAATTATCCTCTTACAGAAAATGCCTTTATTCTGGCATTACAAGACAGGGGGCTAACATCGGCAGGGATATATTCAAAAGGCCAAACCTTTGACCTAGCTTATGCTGATGCGATCAATACGCTTGTTACGGTTCCGAATGTCACCGAGGGAGGGTATCAAATCAGTTTAACTGATAAGACAGCACTCTTAAAGTTGGCAGACGGAATTTATACTAAATACGGGGAGGTAAATCCAATTAGTTCTTTGAAAAAAACTGCAACATTCGTGCAACGATTCTGATGGTACAATATCCTGATAGTATCACGATAACAACTGCTGCTTCCGGGTCACAAAATGCAAGTGGCGTATGGACGACAGGATCAACGACTGATTATACTTTCTCATGCCGGGCAGAAGTGAACGGCACAGGGAAAAAGATAGTTGGCGCAGATGGGATTCTTACAGATTATACATTTCAGGTTTTCATGCCGTTAACAACGGTAGTTATTCCTAATGGATCTGATTACGTCCTTACTGCACTTTCAAATGGTTCGATTTCCGGTAAAGTAAAACGTGCCTCAAATGGTCAATTAAATTCAAGGTTATGGCTCTAAAGAGTAATTTCAACGAGGCTAAGTCGATGAAGGATATTGAAAAACAGGCCGAGACTCTTTACCAGAAGATCATTGATGCGTTTATCTATGCAGCGGAAGAGTTTATAATCAACGCACGTGGACAAGCGCAAAGTCACGCAGCAGGTCAGTATGAGGATGTAACGGCGAACCTTCGTAATTCAATAGGTTATTACCTGTTTCATAACGGGGAGATGATTATCGGGAAGGAACCCGGAACATTTGCCGGGAAAGTAACCGAAGGTCGATTGCCTGCTTCTGAAATTGCCTCAATGAACAAACAAACAATTCAGGAGTTCGTTAAGCCGACTGGTTTTCAGATGATACTTATTGCAGGGATGAACTACGCATCTTACGTCGAATCGAAAGGATATAATGTCATTTCTTACCAAGCGGATGTTTGCATGGTCGATTTGGCAGGGTATCTTGAAAATGCAGAAGTACTCAAAGAAGGCACAGCAGCACGGATGGAAGAAACATTTATACCATGAGTTACCAGACTACAGATTTTGTGATAGATACTGTTTTTTCTCTTTTGGGATCAATAACGAAACCAAAATATAGGAAAACAAAACCCAGTAAGTCAACTGCATCGGAATATGTTGTTATTAACTCACTTCCGATCAATTCACAGACACTTCAGAAATGTTATTTCAATGTAAATTATCATGTAAAAGACATAGACGGAGGGACAAATATCGGGTTTATTCCTGATGAGACAAAATTAAAAGCAGGATCAGTATTGGTTATGACTGCACTTGAAAAAGTTTCCATGACTTCATATTTTATTGACTTTGAAGGGCAGGAGACTATACGAGAAGAACAATTAAATGAACACTATTCAAATTTACGTTTTAGTTTTAAACAAATAAATAATTAAAAAAATGCCACAATATTTATATGGAATCACATCCGTGAAATACGGAACAGCAGCAACAGGACTCGGTAATTTCCCTTCGGGAGTTTTACTGACTACTGCACCTAATACCGTGAAAGGATCTGTAGCAATTGAAGAAACTGAAGGAACTACGGCTGAATTTTTCGTCGATCAACAGGCCACTCCTGTCAAAAGGACAAAAACTGAAGAGGCAAAATTGACAGCAAAAATGGAGTTTTACGATGTGACCTTTGCAACACTGGCAGCCTTTAAAGGAGGCACTGGTAATGCTTCCGGTTATACTCCTGCAACAGGTTATAGTTCAATTGATCTCGCACTTGAATTAAATCTTGATTCCGGAGAAAGAGTCCATATTCATAATGCATCTTGTGTAACACAAATAACTGGAGGCGGCGGACGTGATAAACTCTGGTCGTTTAAGGTTAGTGCAATCCCGCAGATGACAACGGACAATACGGCTAGTTGGAGGATTTACAAGTACGGGCCTATAATCTAATTAAGAGCCTCTAAATAAGAGGCTTTTTATTATGGAGAAGAGAGTTTCAAATATCATTCTTGGTATCGCAGGATCAGAAGATCGCTTTGCTTTAAAATGGGGATGGTTTACTTTTCATTTGAAAATTAAACCAATTTCAACAAGGCAGTTAATTAAAATCAGCGGCGAAATTTGCCAGATAAGGGATTTTGAAGATGAGAATATTACTTATTTTCAAGCTCTTATGGAACATGCCAAAGATGCAGAATTTATTAGTCGGGCAATTGCAATAGCAACTGGTACAAGGTTTGTAAGAATTGTAACCCGTGCAATTTCCAAACTTCCAAATAAAGATCAGAATACTCTCTTTAAAATTCTTATTAAGAATTCAGATGCGGAGGTTTTTTTTTGGAATATGGCATTGGCCAAAAAGATGAACATACTGAAGAAGAAACCGGAGCAGTAAGGGGAGGGGATAGTCTGTTTGGGAAATTAGCAATGTACCGAACTAAGTTAAATTTGACGGAAGAAGAACTAATGAATAAGTCATGGATTTCCTTAAAACTTGAAAGTGCTGATATACCCTGGTATGACTATAAAGCAAAAAAGGTTATCTCAGGAGAACAGGCAAAAAAATATCTTGAAAAATATATAAAATGAGTGCTATACACTTCGAGGCCGATCTCGACAATAAGAAATTAGAGGAAGCTATAAAACAGTCAAATAAAACTGTAAAAGACTGGACTAAAGATATTGAGAAAGCGGGGGTTCAAGCTGATCAGGGACTTAATAAGATGACTAAATCATTCAAGGATGCCATTAAAGAACAAAAGGAATTAATTAAAACACTTGAGAATGAAGTCAAAAAATTACAAAAAGCTTACGATGATGCAGATGCCGGGCAGAGAAAAAGCAATTTAGCAGTAGACCTTCGTTCTGCGAAATCATCACTGGTA